TTGTAAGCGTGTCCTTAAAGTAGCCTCAGGTGAGCTTCTACCCAAGAAAGTCTTCTATGTGCGCCCTCCTGGCTTCTACACTAACCGTAAAGGTAAGAAGTATGAATGGACCTCCGATGACTATGAGACTCAGCTAGGGCTCTGTCAGGCAGCTTCTGAGCGTTTTGCTATACAGTTTGAGAACGGTGTATCAGAAGAGCACTCTAGGGACTATCTTCCCCAGAATATCCGTCAAAACTTTGTGGTTACATTCAGTCTCCGCGCATTACTTCACTTCCTCGATCTACGAGCCAAGCTTGACGCACAGCTAGAAATCCAGGCACTATGTGAAGCAATGGTCGAACCAACAAAGGTATGGGTTCCCCAGATTTTTGAGTATTATGAAGAGAAGCGTCTCCACAGAGCGCGTCTTGCCCCCTAAATAACATTAAGACATGGAGTTTAAAATCTATGGCGACATATCATGTAGTCCAAAAAGAGACTAAAGAAACCCAGGTAATTGAGTGTAGCGTACACGAAATTATGGATTGGTACGCGGAAAACCCCTTATGGGAACGCGATTGGTCTTATGGATGTGCAACTACCACATCGGAAGTTGGTGAATGGAAAGAGAAACTAGTTAACAAGAATCCAGGATGGAACGATGTTCTTGATCTGGCTTCTCGTGCTCCGGGGTCCAGGGTCAAAAAGATCTAGGTGCCCCTTTTTTGTGCCTTTTTCAATGTTGTTACCTTTATTAAAAAAATGCCTACAAGAAAGAATCGTAAGTCTGCTAACCCCATTGGGGTCGGTCTAACCGCAAAGCAGATGAAGAGAAGAAAACCTATTGATCAGAGCCTTTTAGCTAAAATTGATGCCATCACAGAAAATCAACAAATATTGTTTGATGAGTATGATAAAGGACAGAACATTGTAGCTTATGGGTGCGCTGGAACAGGAAAAACTTTCGTTACTCTTTATAAAGCACTACAGGAAGTTCTAGACGAAAAAACTCCATATGAGAAAGTTTATCTTGTTAGATCTTTGGTAGCAACTAGAGAAATTGGTTTCCTACCAGGAGACCACGATGATAAATCAGCACTATATCAAATTCCATATAAGAATATGGTCAAATATATGTTTGATTTAGATCTACAGACTATTAATTCTACAGGTCAAACATCTCCATTCGAGATGCTTTATGGAAATTTGATGGCTCAAGAGACATTAAAGTTTTGGTCTACTTCATTCTTACGTGGAACTACACTTGATGGAGCAATCATCATTGTAGATGAGTTCCAAAACTTAAACGCACACGAATTAGATTCTATTATGACTCGTGTTGGTGAAGATTCTAAAATTCATTTCTGTGGAGATGCTACGCAATCTGACCTAACAAAAGCTTCAGAACGCAGTGGTATTATGGACTTTATGTCTATCCTAGAGCGTATGCCTTCTGTTAGTAAGATTGAGTTTGGTTTAGATGACATTGTTCGTAGTGGTTTATGTAAGGAATACTTGGTAGCTAAACACGAATCGGGCATTGAGATATAATCCGTGCTATAATAAGGGTATCTTATTATTGATAGATGCCTTTTACTCATAACCCAGTTGAGATACCAGAATTAACCAGAGAAACCATTAACGGGGTCAGGTACTATACTGCCCCTGATTCTGATGGTGAACTGATTAAGCTAGTATCAATTACTTCAGTGACTTCTCACTGGAGTAGAGAAGGCATCATGAAGTGGAGAGCACGTGTTGGTGATGAAGAAGCCAACCGTGTATCTAAACGAGCAACGACCAGAGGTACAGATATGCACCTCTTAACTGAGCATTATTTACAGAATGAGCCGTTGCCAAAAGCGAAGGTTCCTATCTCACAAATCTTATTTAATACTGCAAAGCCAGCACTTAATAAGATTGATAATATTATTGTCCAAGAACAAGCAATGTATAGCTTGCGTCTTGGCATTGCAGGAACACCTGACTGTATTGGTGATTACGACGGGGAACTTTCTATCATAGACTTTAAGACTTCTAAATCCCCCAAACCACTAAAGTGGGTTGAAGGATACTTTGTTCAGGCATCGGCATACGCTTGTATGTTGTATGAACTAACAGGAATCAAAGCCAAAAAACTTGTTATTATTATGGCTTGTGAAGATGGTGAGCTCAAAGTCTATGAAGAAAAGGATGTATATAAGTGGGTTAAGAAGCTCGATACATACATCCGCAAATTTGTAAACGACAAACTTGAAGCCCTATGAGCATAAAAAACGAATTAGAGGAAGCTCTACAAGAGAAATTTCTAACACCAATTAAATTTTCTTATATTATTGAAAAAATTGTTCTCAATGAAAAATTAAATTACATAGAGGCAATTATTCACTATTGCGAAAAGGAGAACATTGAGGTAGAATCAATCTCCAAGCTTATGACAAAACCACTTAAAGAAAAACTTAAAGTTGACGCCACCAACCTAAACTTTATGAAAAACGTTGGTGCTAGCAAAGCTAAACTACCCCTATAACTTACAGAATGAATAGCAGATTACGCAGAGGAATTATGTCACCGTATGATGTCTACACAACATACTTAGCAATGAAAAAGCATTTTACTGATGCTAAATTTGACTTTTTTAGATACAATGGTAAGACAAGAGCCTCTGTAACTGCGTTTAACAAAAGAAAAGACAAGTACTTCTTTGAACGTATGAGTCGCAAACTATCAGACGATGAAGTCAAAATGTATTTCATCGCAAATTTTGTAGCCACCGAGAATCCTTCTGCGGTCTGGGTTGGTGAAATCATGCAGAGTGGTGAGAGACACTATAAAGAACTCTCAAAAAAATATCAAAGTATTACATACACCTTTGGTCAAGAATGTGCTACGTTATTTGATGAGTATACTCTCCCAGAACTATTTGACGTGAGCCGAGGGCACCCACCCATAGTTAAGAGGTACCTTGGGGGGGATATATCAATTGAAACTTTAACGATACTGGACATGATTTTTGGTTTTTGTGCTAAAATAGACACAAAGCTAACTGATCCTGTTTGGGAAACTGTCAGCTTTAAAGTTAAAAAGTATCGTCCGTTTATTAACATCGACATTACTAAATGCAAAACTATTTTGAGAAACATTATCAATGCCTGAAGACAATTTTTTCGAATCTGATGTGGTAGTCGATTCTCTTAAAGAAATACTTGAGTTACAAGAATCCGTGTTGGCTTTTGCTCAGTATGGGGAATTTGCTACTATTAATGAGCAGCAGGATAATCTGGATGTTCTTCGTAAGCTTATGGCTAAACAGAAGAATATGTGCTTTAGATGTACTATGTCTGATTCACCTGATGCAAAAAAGCTACTTAATGAAGTTCTAAATCATTTTGAGCATTATGGTCATACTGTGGATAGAAGTAAGCCAATGGAAGTGTTTGATGAAATTAGTTCTAGTTTAAATGAAATTGAATTTGAGTTAGATTATTTTAGTAAGTATGGTCGCTATCCAGATGATGAAGAAGGTGGTGAGATTCCACCAACTATGTTCTAATGTATCATTACGTTTATCTATCATATGAACTAGACGGTCAGATGTATATCGGCAGTCGCACTTCTAGCGTTCTCCCCGAGGAGGACGCTTATTTTGGTTCGTATCGTAGTAAGACATTCAATCCTACCCATAAAAAAGTATTGAAAACCTTTTCTACTAGGCAAGCTGCTGATAAGTGGGAGGAGTATTTACACGAGGTAAACTCGGTTGATACTAGCCCCAGGTTTGCTAACCTAGTGAAACAAAAGGATCAGAGGCACTATATTGGTGACTGTAATCCAGCCAAGAGACCTGCTGCTAGGCGTAAGATCTCTGCCTCCAAGAGGGGACCTAACAATCCAATGTGTAAGACTAGACATTTTCGCTCTCCGTGTGGTATGCTACATACCGTTGAATGTTTAGCAGACTTTGCTAAACTGAATGGGCTTGATGCTGGACACCTATCAAAGGTTGCTCTCGGCACCCGTAAGACCCACAAGGGATGGACACTCCCATAAGTGTCCACTGCGCTTGGCATCGCACCTATTATCATCTATAATAAACAAGTTCAGCCAGTTATCCAAATCAATCCGAACAATCCTATGTCATTCAAAGATCTAAAGAAGCAATCATCTCTCGGCGCACTTACTCAGAAGCTCGTCAAGGA